GGAAGTTGTATAGTCCTGATTTTACGTTTTTAAATTTGTCTAGTCTGGTATTGAGGAATCTAATGTATTTGTCCTCAACGTAATCCATTCAGCAATTTCAACTGGTTGCACTCTAACTTGGTCTGTTGCCTTTGTCAAGCTCTTTAGTGCCGCTTGTCCGACTGGACTAACGATGAAAGATATAACACTAACAGCACCAAAAATAGTCCACATCTTCTTTTCCATGATTCTAAGACGGTCATCGACCTTTCTGATGTCTCTCTCACAACCTTTCTTGATCTCCTCTGCTCTACGGTTTACCTCACGATGGACTGACTCTATCTTCTCAAAGAGAACTGCATCTATTCTATCTTGTTTGTCAAGTTTTTCATTATGAACAGCAAGTAACTCACCCATCTTGGTTGAGTTATCTGAGAGTTTATCTACTACCCTCTCCAATCTTTCTATTATTGCTGCGTTAATATCCGACATTTTCTGAACCACCGATTGGACAATCAATATCAGCATGACAATTCTCTGACCCACCTATTGAGAAAGGATTGTATCGTGATGTTGCAATCCTATACATCTTCTCATGCATTGTAATCTCCTCTTCTGGATCAGGAGGCTCATACTCTGAAGGTGCTGTGTCCTCCCAGTCAAAAGAACCCTTATCAGTTGCTATTGGCATACTGTCTAAGGGATTTTCATGGAACCACGGGTCGTGGGGTATATGTTCTGGTGCTGGATACGTCATTGATTCGTAAGGGCTCTTTGTCTCTTATCCCAGTAGAATTTAATTACTTCATTGGGATACAGTCGTTTAATTTTAATCTTCTTATGACCTTCTGGTCTAAAGATCTTTCTCAACTGTATCTTGATCTCAGCAGGGCTTCTACCATAGAGGACAAAGTTGTCGATACCATCATAGCATATCAAGTATGGCAAATAATTATCTTTCTTATCTTTATCTGTAGAGGTGTAACCTCTATCCTTTGATTCCTTTACAGGAACTCCAGTCTTCTGCTTAAACTTTCTCTTCTTAGGTTTACCATGACCAAGTAACGGATCAAATCCAGCAACAGGTCCTGTGGCAGCAGCACTTCCAGAGAAGCCACCATTGCCTGCACTCATTGTTGGAGCATCTTCGTTAATCATATCTCATTTAGAAGAGTATGTACCTCATCATCTATGTCTACTGAATGTAGAGACCCATCTATTTCAGGGTATCTGTCAAGATATATTAAAAAAGTCTTGATGAGTGACCAATATTCCCTCTCAAGTTTATACATGAGTAGGGGTATGGTTGCTTCACCAAAGACGTTGAATAAAATTGTCAGGTGATTCAATATAAGATTCACTCGGAGGATACCCGTCTTCAAGTACCTCTTAAGAAGTCTCTTGAGGTACTTGAACTTCTTCATATCCTCCATGAAATCATCTACAGTAACCGACTGTGGGTTATCGTAGTGCTTAATAGCGAACATCAAATAGTTTTTTTCATTAAGTGATTCAAAATGCATTACGAATTATAGCGATTACTACGTTCCGAATGTAATAGTAGCGGAATTAGATCTTACAGTCTTAGCACCTTTGCTTGTGTTAATCACACAACGGAACTTGTATCCATCTAGTGCATCACTAGCAAGTCCACTGTATGCCAGTGTGTTAGTAGTGAAGTCAGCGTATGTGATACCAGTATCTAGTCCGTTAGCACCACCAACTACATCTACCCAACGGGTAGTAGCAGCTGCTGTCTGACGTTGCCACTTGTATGTGATAGTACCTGACTGATCCACAGTTGCTGCAACGGCAATCGTACCTGCACCACTTGAAGAGGTGGAGTTAGAAGGTTGAGTACCAATTGTAATGGTCTCAAGTACGTCTGCAACAATAGTATCATCAGTGAAGTCACCAGCAGCAGCGGCAGTTGCCCTAGCGGGTGCAAGATACTCTGCCTTATGGCGTGTGTCACCATTGTGAGTCTGATATGTTTGATACTGCCACCAACCAGGACCAGTAATTCCTCTGGACTTGTTGGATGCAATTGCTCGCTCAGTAGTATCAACAAATACCAATTCATAATCAACAGTGTCACCACCCTTAACTACATACTCAGCAACTGCTTTAGGTGCAGTGCGTCTTACAGCACCAGACAAAGAAGCATCAGTGCTTCCTGCATATACTTTGTGTAATTCGATTGATGTAGTTGAAGTGACTTCTCTTACGAGATAGTTAACGCTATTCAGTACTAGGATATCTCCTACGTTAACCGAGTCAGCTGCATTCTTGGTTACAGTAGCGTCACCATTGGTAACAGCAACATTATTGCCAAACGTAGCAGCGTCTATTGTACCATAGATTGCCATGCTTACTTCTCCTCTGAGAATATTTTTCCTATAATTTATTTATAAGCACTAGGATTCAAGCAGTGCCTTCTGGAGTGCGTCAACAAGTTGATCATCAACTTTGTTTCCAGTCTTTGCTGCTGCTTTCTTAAGTAACTTAATCAAAAAATCTTTGATAACTGAATCTAAATCGTCAGGAATATTATCAACTGCTTTGTTGATGATACTGATCGCAATGGGCATTAAAAAGTTAATCATGATTAACAGGGTATAGTTACCCTATATATACACTCACTTAGGGTCAGCTATATCGATCATGTATTTCCTATCATGATCTGCTGTCAACTGTGCTAACCGTTGCCGCATTCTCTCAGAGATCGCTTTCTTTGCTTCTGAGTCATCGATTTCTTTTGCTTCAACTTCTTCGGAATGGTCTGTAGGTGCTACCTCAGAAGTCTCCTGTGGAGTTTTTGCTTTAACTCTTTCTTTCTTAGTCTCATTGTAAGCAGTTACCGCCTTCTCACGGATGTCTGCCAACGCAGATTTCAGATTTGAATTCATAGTTTCGGACATAAGATCCTCCTTCTTGGGGTTAATGATAACATTACCCTTCTTCTTACTTTTCAGAGACCCGTTCAACTTGCTATCGTTGACCGCATTATTTGGTTTAGTCATTCTCTGTCTCCAAAATCTTCGCAAGCTCTTCCTCTGAGAAGACCCCAGACTCACGTAGCTTACTTACAAAATCAGATTCCCCTTCAGTTTGTTCTTTTTTGACATCACCTTTTTCATACCATTTACCGTCACCGTCATCATCCTGCCACCTCTTAGGTTTCTTGGACTTCTTCGCTTCGGGTAATATATTTATACGTTCTGCAAGCATTGCTTCGTGCAGATCTTGAATGTCAATTCCGATTACTTGTTCGTTGGCAGCTTGCAGACCCATATCTTCGGGTGCCTTGGCAGTCTTCTCGCCTTTCTTTCCTACGATAATGTAACGACCGTCTGCTTTTCTACCTGTGATTACAAAAGAGTCACTACCATGGTTCACAACACGTCCGATGTTTCTGTCTCTCTCGAACTCTGCCTTCTTCTTGTTGATAGTCTCTCTGTCTACTGGGAATCCAGCATAACCTTCTACAATTGGCTCCCATGTATTAAAGATTTCCATGACCTTTGCCATCCCATCTTGTAATCTCTTAGTGGGTAGCGTGGTTCCTTCTTCTAAGGAGTTTAAAATTCTCTGCTGATCTTGCTGAGTATACCCCATCAAGGCAGATGATACAAGCATCTCTAATGTCATTGGTTTGTCCAAAAGAATGGTATTGTTTTCCTATACGTTATTATTTAGTTTCTACAGGTTTTCTAATCTCTGCACTGAAGTCACTAAACTTCTTAACCTCTTGACCTGGTGTCATTGCCTGGAGTGCTGCTCTGAAATGATCAGTGCCTATCTTCCAGTCATTTCCACTACCGTCATCGGCAGAATAATTTGATTGATCCTTAGTGGTATCAGCGGCTCTCACCTGAGTAGCATTCAACTGACCACTGGTATCTGTTACCTCAGTCACGTGTTGTAACCATGCACGTAACTCAATATCTCTTTCGTCTTTCATAATAATATAATTGGGACCACGATGAACTACTTTACCGATTAAACCTGTATGGTCATGCTCTACTAGAGCACCGACCTTAAAGATTTGGTCTAACATATAGTAGTCTCTGAAAGCTACGAAGTCTAACTTAGGAGCATACTCCCAGACTGTACCTTCCTTAACAGGTTTCTTCTTCTTAGGAGTGTCCTTCTTGGGTGGTGTCATACCCTTCTTGACATCTCCCATCAATATCTTACTGTGCTTCTTACTGTATCCCTTAGGCATACCAGCATGGAATGAGTCATGGTCATCCTTAGAAGCATGGTCTCTCTGCTTAGATGCACTTAGGTTCTCAATCGGGTCATCTCCAGATCTAGCACCAGCAGACTTGATATTAATACTCTTGAAATCATAATGGATGCCATTGTATTTCTGAGTGAGTTTCTCGAATTCTTTGACACGATCATCTCCTACTACCATTGTTACATGCTCTTTACCCTCGTCATTTATATCACGTAGGATATCAAACACGTTACGTTGTCCTTCATTATTCTGTATAGCATCTTTATGATGCTTAAACATCTTCCTCATGTGGTCAACCTTCTGTTGAGCACCTAAGGGGTTCTTCTTATGGTCTTGTGACCTTGATGGATAGATTCTATAATTACCTGAGTCTCCACCATGTGCCTTAACAGCATCGAGGAGCTTCCCATGACCAGCATGAGGAGGATTGAACCTCCCAAAAGTAATCGCAACATGGTTATCTGCCTCCTGAGCTTCTTTCTTCTTCTCAGCAGGAGTCTTCCCCTTTGCAGTTGCTTCTGTTATAAAATCTAAAAATTTCATTAACTCCAGTCCTTAGCGGCCGTAAAGTTTGCTCTGGAAAACTCCAGTCTGTCAACAAGTTTCAGTGCTGCTCCGTCTTTGATAGCAACGAATCCTTCAGGACTTGTAGCTTTCATGCCATCCTCTGTCTCCAGAAATGTACCGACGGATTTGATTCTCGTCAGTTTAGATATGATTATTGTCTTGGCATCCATCAAAGATTTGAATCCTGTCAAGGCATTGATCATACTAGACCTGTTAGTATTTAGGTATTTCAGAGCGTCACGTTTCTTGAGACCCCAATCTGCTTTAGATTTGAGGGTCTTCTTCTTTTCAATCTCTGCGTTGTATTTATTGGTGACAAATCCTTGGAAACCTTTACCCATAGCCTCAGGTGTAGGCACGATACCACTACGAACTACACTGTTGAAGTATACTTTAAACAGTGCTGGTATAGTAAATGGTCCCTTACCACCCTGTATACCGTCTATAAACCCTCTGCCTGATGCTAGAGAGCGTGTTGACTTTACTATAGCAGCATTCAAAATATTCTTCTCAGACTGTGAGAGATTTGCCATGCCATTTATATTAACAAAGTCAGATGAAAAGACTGCTACACTCCTCACACCCTGTAGTCCTGATACATCACATCCAAAACCAGCAGCCAACTCTGACATGCTGTTACCATTGTATGTGGTATGAAATACTATACCCAACTTACTAGCACCCACCCTAGCACCCAGTGGTGTGTACTTAGGGATGGTATATGTAATAGTATTAGGTTTGAATCTATAATGTGGTTTCTTATCCTGTGATATAAGGTTAGGAGTCTTATCATATAACAGGTCACCTTGTAACACTCCTTCTATAGGTAACTGCTTAAGATACTCTAAGCACTTCTTAAGTATTAATCCTACAGTTGATCCACCATAAAACCTATCAGCATCTGATGCAGTGTATACAATCTTAGGGTCAACCTTATTGAATACACTCTTAGTGCCAACAAAAAACTTACCATTGGCAGGATTCTTACCACATATAATGGCAGGTGCTCCGTCCCACTTAGTAGTGA